CATCTTTAGTCGCAAGCCTGGAACCACCCTGGGTTGTTATTCTAAAATTCACAACACCCATGCGTCGCGCCAGATCCACGAGTTCGGATTTCTTCATCCGCGCACACATTTTAGAGTTGATCATGATAGCATTTACCTGATTCCTGGTGAGTGTGCGTTTTGTGTATTTCCTTTTGGAAACGGATTTGGACTTGGGTTTGGGTTTGGGTTTAGACACTTTGGTCTTGATACCCTTTTCAAACATACCCGTCACCGTGATTTCCCCTCTGTCATTAAGATCCCGGACAAATTTCTTCCCAAAGTCGTACGAAGTCAGCATGTCACTGGGATTTTTCGCACCCGAAATCTGGACGTTACCACTCCCGGAGAGAATGAATTTGGTATCTCCAAAGTATGCATAGAGAAATGGAGCAAGTTCTGGTTCATAGCTGACTCTGGTCATACCGTAGATTGAACTATTTTGGGCAATTCTGGTCAAACTCTTGAATGTACCGTTGACTCTAAACTGACCACTTAGATTATTGTAGGTGAATGGGTTGTAAAAAAATGGTTGTCTATCTGTGTATGCATTGACCATGAAACGACGAATGAGTTCAGGTTGATTGGAGATATTGGTACCAACAAAACCACCCGAGAAACGAATCTTCCCATTTCTGTAAAAATTAACGGTTGCACCTTTACTCTCAATATCATTCGATAAAGTGAGCATAAATTGAGCACTATGAAAATCCTTATTGATATCACCTCTGGGACCACTTTCTTTTGTATGAGAAAATCCAGTCTTAAATTGTCCATAGATACCCTTGATCTCCTTGGTGTCTATATAAAGACCCTCACCAATAGATGTTCTACCTAGGGGTGTTTTTGAGAGTATTTTCTTAATGTCAATCAATGTATCTTTCTGACCAAAACCAGAATCTACGGTGGCGTTAAACATACCAGGATTGAGTTTGCTAATTTCAAGATCCTGACGGGGACGCGCCGTCGACATCACATCGGTAAATTCATCGCTGAGGGGTTCATAATTTTGATTATTAATTAGGTTTTCCTGTAAGCGTTGTGGCACCTGTACTGGGCGCGTTGGACGACCAGGGGCTCTAAAAAACGAGGAAGCTCTGGCGACACTTTCCCTTCTTCTCTTTGCTTCCCGTTGTGCGTTCGTTTCGACATTCATAGCCTCCTCGAGTTCTCTCGCAAAATTGTCATTAGAATTCGAGTTTGGACTCTGAATTTCTACACCAGATTGCCTGACAAATTCCTTGACACTTCGGCTCATATTACTATTTGGGGATATTTTTTTTAGATGTCGTCCGTAAAAGTCAGATCATCTGTAACTAGATCCAAACCATATATGATGGGTTGGTTCTTCAAGATTTTTCCATTATACTTGACCGTTTCTACTCTAACTTCGATATCCCTGGAGCTGAATGGTCCTGCGTAAAAGTCCCCATGGAACTTGTAACTACCGAGGTTGTTTTCCCGGCAGTGTTGGTTGAACTTGGCCACAAATTCTTTCTGGGGGACGAATTTATCCTCACCGAGTATGACGTAAGTTGATTCCAGGAAGTTTGTAAGGCTACTAGCAACCATGGCCACCTGCTTTTGAATCTGCTTGAAGTAGGTGGGAACCGCATTCCAAATATCCCTGTTCCTATATTTGTTTGAATAGTCTAAATACCCACGCACACACTTCAGGAGAATTATAGGGAGTTCTCTGTGAAGTTTCTCTTCGAGTTGGGGATCGGCGTCCTGCACCTGCTTCCCAAAGTTCCATGGGAGAATGCGCCGAAGCACAGACCCCGAGTTGTCCCTCCAGTTGGGAACCTCGTTACCACCTAGAACACCTGGTACATTCCACTCGATAGATATCGCAGTCTTGTTCTTGACTGCAACAGATACGTCTTCACCCGAAACGATGGACTGGAACTCCGCCTGTTCGAGGGCAAGGTCACCCTTGACCTCTGGTGCGATGAACATGAAGGAATCTTTGATTGCGGAAAGTCCAAACTTCTTCTCGATGTTGTTTGAGAGTGTCCCGACATCTTCAGCTTCATAGAACTTCTTAAACACTTTCGTGATCAGAGTGGATTTTCCAGACCGAGCGATACCCTTGAAGAATGGGATAACCTGCCAACTGTCGAGATCATTCACATCGAAACACAACCGACCACCCATGACATATGCCCAATTACACACCTCATCCTCGAACTTCTGATATTTCAAAATCGAGTCAAACCATGGTGTGGGAATCTTCGTCCAGTCCTCGATATGAGAAAAGTCGTCGAATTGTTGATCAAAGTACTTGCACGCGACAATACTCGGGTCGAGGCATACATACTTATCACTCTTATAGGGGTAAAAACGACAATCATAAACACCTCGATCGGGAATCCACTCCTTACCGACAAAGACACCATTCTTGAATGACCACACATGGCGTCTCTTTTTAATTTCAGGAAACTGTGGATCGTGACACTTGGAGATGTTATCAACCACGTCTCTATAGATTGAACCCTTACTCGTGAAATTCTTCCACGTCGTAAAATTACTTTCCTTTTTCGGGAGAGAATATACAAAGTCCTCGATGGGAAACACCGGGTTCCAAGCTCTTGTGCTGAAACCCTCGACCGTTTTGATTTCTTCACAACATTGACCCTTGTATCTTCGAAACCCAGCACGATATGCCTCCGTAAGGGCAATCATGAGACACTTCTGAAAGGGTGTAGTCTTTTCAATTTCCTCTTCATCCATCACCGAGGGATCGGTATGGACACTCACCACCGGTAATTTAGTTGGGGCGACAACTCTCTCAAAGGAAATTTGATGACGCCGAACATTTTCAAAACCATCTTCAATCTGTAGGATGATATTATTGATTCGCTTGTTGATAGAAATCTCATCGTCTTGGGTGAAATCCTTTTTACGAACTTGTAGGTGATTCGTCATCTGAATCAGGTAAGAAATCATACGATTCTTGATGCCTCGGATAGCCTTCACGTCAATTCCATCTGGAATGGGGATACCATCTTCATTGAAGTTATCTGGGTGGATAAATTGATGATACCCCAGCATGGTCGCACGTTTCATACAAGGAGAGTACCCATCTTTGTTATGAAGGTACCACTTAAATTCAAATTCCTCAATACACTCTAAAATACCTTCTTCATTCATTGACTGGATGTCACGTTTCTGTAGTTCAGTCAGAGCCTGAAACATGTTGGGTTCCTTATCAATGAAGTGAGTTGTTTTCATCTATAGTACATACGACTTTTATCCTTAAGCCGAATTCATTTTGCTCAACATTTTTATCAAAATTTTATTTTGGGTTTGAAGTTGGGTTGCAATAGTAACTAGGGCTGAGCAGACCGTATCACCATCATCCGTGGCCAAGAGGGAAGTCATGAGCTCAGCGATATCTATACCCTCATTCTCCATGAAGTCCTCATCCTCAACCTCCGAAATATCCTCATCGTCATCTGAAATAATTTCACCTTCTTCAATTTCTATTTCATTTTCATCAGGGTGTGTTGACATTTATGGTGGACTGAGAAAAATTGGGGTCGGGAAATGCGCATTCCCCCAAAATTATTTTCTCTGCTTATAGTACAACAACTCTCAAAATGGCCGGTGGTCTCATGCAACTCGTAGCGTACGGCGCCCAGGACGTTTACCTTACCGGTAACCCCGAGGTGACCTTCTTCCAGGCGAAATACAAGCGCCACACTAACTTCGCGATGGAGAACATCGAGCAGACCGTCAATGGTACTGCCGCGAACTCCGGCCGCGTGTCCGTCACCGTTGCGCGCAACGGTGACCTTGTCGGCGACATGTACATCGAGCTCAAGTCTGCGGTGGCGGGTACCCGGACTGCGGCGGCGGTTGACTGCAACTACGTCGCGGAGCGTGCGATCAACAACGTTGAGCTTTCCATCGGTGGTCAGCGCATCGACAAGCACTACCAGAAGTGGTGGCGTCTGTACTCCGAGCTCTACCTTGATGAGTCCAAGAAGCTCAACTGGGGTAAGATGACCACTGCGGGTAACGGCAAGACTGTCTACCTCCCCCTCGTCTTCTTCTTCAACCGTAACCCAGGTCTCTACCTCCCCCTCATCGCCCTCCAGTACCACGAGGTCCGCATTGATTTCGACCTCGCGTCCGACTTCAGTGCCTACCTCGACACACAGACCTTCAAGGTGTGGGCCAACTACGTCTACCTCGACACTGAGGAGCGTCGTCGTTTCGCCCAGAAGGGTCATGAGTACCTCATTGAGCAGGTGCAGCACACCGGCACCGACACCATCACCGACGCCAATACCAAGCAGGTCCGCCTCTCCTACAACCACCCAGTTAAGGAGCTCGTCTGGTGCTTCTCCAACACCTTGTCCCCCAACTCCCTCTGGAACTTCTCCAACGCGTCGGCCGAGACCAACGTCATCCTCGAGTCCAACCCAGATTCCATCGCGGACTCCAACGCCTTCGTCTCCCCTGCGGCGTCCGGTGCTCCCCTCCTCGCGGTCGGTGAGATCGGTGGTGACACCCGCTTCACTGAGGAGGCCTGTGGTGTCCTCAACACCTTCAAGCTCATCCTCAACGGTCAGGACCGTTTCAAGGAGCAGAAGGGCAAGTACTTCAACCAGGTGCAGTCCTACAACCACCACTCCGGCTGCCCCACCCCAGGTGTGTACTCGTACTCCTTCGCGCTCAAGCCAGAGGAGCACCAGCCCACAGGCACCTGCAACTTCTCCCGCATCGACAACGCGCAGGTCCAGGTTGTTGCCCACCCCGCCGGTAACGCGACCTCCATGCACATGTTCGCGTGCAACTACAACGTCCTCCGCATCCAATCCGGTATGGGTGGCCTCGCTTTCTCCAACTAATTTGCTTACCGCATTTTAGTATAAATATCGTTATAAATCAAATTTTAAGATACCCAAATATCTTAAAATGTGATAAAGAATACTACCATTTCGATAGTAGTACCATGATAGTTGTCCCAAAGTATATGCACATTCTTGCACGACGTCGTACCTATCGACAACGGAAAAAGGTTGAGAAAAAACCATGTATGAAGAACCCAGACGCACTTTCATGTGCAATCCGTCATACAAGGTGCTTAGAGTGTCCGTATAATAACTTTTTCAGATCCGATAGACCCATGAAGAAGAAACCTTAAACTTTATCCATGAAGAATATGGGATCGTCTAACGACGAGTATGATGGGGATGGAGTGGGTGTGGGAGTTTTGTAGCCCTTTTCATTTATAATTTCAGATGCCGTTTTCTCATTGATTAGTTTTTTGATTCGATTTCTTTCATCGTTGAGTTCAATAATTCTTTTTGCACTATGTATGAACGACTGGTTGTATAGACCTTTGTGATTTAAAAGTCTCAACATCTCCCTAAAGTCCCAAATTCCACGATTGACATCTTTTAATTCCGCTTTGTGTGATGTATCAAACTCTAACTCACACAAAAGATTGTATTCATTTTTTATATTTCTGAGACGTTCCTCCCCGTCTATCATTTCCATTTTCAATTCGAGAATGGTAATTTTATCTATTAGATCACCGTTGGATATTTCAACCTTCATAAAGAAATGACACATTTAAACTTTATATATGATCAAACGACTTCTCGACCTTTTTGTAAAAGTGGAAAAACCCATGTTAGGGCGTTGGAAAGTTAAAACATGTGAGGACTACCAAAATAGAGAT